TTAGCTTTGCTATCTAATAATGTATCTGTCGCTGTTTTAGTGTATGTATCACTTGTGTTAGCTTTCTTTGCAATCTCTACATCTTGAGCATTTTGTTGCGCATCTATTTCAGCTTTAGTATATCCATTAGTGCCACTTTCTACTTCTGTCCATTCACCATCTTGCCTACCATATTGCAAACCATCAACAGGTGCATCAGGTATGCCAGCACTATCACTAATAGATACCCATGTCTTGTTGTTACGAGCATATGTCTCACCATCGTTTGGTGCTTCAGGTGCTAGGTTGTTTGTTTCAGCGTTAATATTAGTAATGCCACCACCATCACCACTAAATTTCTTAGCATTAATATTTGAGTTAGGTATTTCTATATTGTCATCTAAATTTAAGAACACAGCTTTTTCTGCTGGATAAGTGCAGAACACACTTGAATTACCATTTAACGAAAGTAAACTTCCTGTGTTTGAAGTCAATAGATTTCTTACAATATTTGTTCCTGTTTTAACACCATAGCCAACTTCCCATGCGGTGTCATCTGTAATACAGTAATAAACAGTGCTACCATCGGTGATTGCTTCCCAACCTTGATAACCCTCTTTAGGCGCTCCTATTTCAATATCAGCTTCGCCTATTGTAGAGCAGTTTGTATATATTCTATCTTTTAGTTCTAAAGCCATGTGTATGTCCTATGTTAGTGTTAGTTTAAGTTCGTTAGCGTTAATTCTAAATTGGTCTCCAGATAATATCTCTTTTACATTATCTAATTCAGTAAAGTAAAGCATAGAACCAGAGCTTGGTGCATCCATAATAGCAATCCAACCAACATTACCCCAATTACTTGTAGCTGTTGACCAATCTACTTGATTAGCATTTGTAGACACACCATCTGCTGGGTCAGTCATTGTTACTTCTTGTCGGTTATACGATGCTTGAGCTACTTCGCTAGTAGTAAATCCAGACTTTGTTGGGTCTTCAGTAAATAAAGCTAAGTAAGGTTTTTCTGGAGCCGTAAAAGTTTCGTCCCCTACTGTTGCTTTTATAAGTTTGTCTGCTAAATAATTGGTAAAATCCATGTTGTGTCCTATGTAAGTTGTACTGCTAATGGTTGTGCTGGGAAAGTTGACTGTTCGTCTGATTTTGTAATTGATGCTAAACCTTTTTGATACATACCATCCCAAGTAACTAATCTAGGGTCATCCATTAAGAATGGTGCTGATTCAGCAAGTGATGCGTATAACAATAAGTCAGGGCATACATCTAAGTATTCGTTAGAAGGGTTGCTATCTGACAATGGTTTTGGTATTTTGTAGTAGGTCATGTTAATTGTAGATGCGCCTGTTGGTTGAGGTGCTAATACAAAGTTATCTGCTACTAATGTATAATTTACTGGAACACCTTGTGCGTTAGAACCACCATTTCTTCTGTAAAATTGAGATACTGTTTGAAACGTTAAAGGTATAATTGGGTTAGCATCTAAGTGTAAATCTTGCATTTCCAAGAAATCTGCTGGAGTTGGCACTGTAAAGCCACTATCCATGCTATATGTAGACTGTTGCAAAGTCTGCCTAAGCCTTAAATCTCTATTAAGTCTTTTCTCTGCTAACGATATAAACATAGGTATTTTGTCAGTTAAATCTTGTCTTGCAAGATAGTCTGCTATGTTTGTCTGTAAATTTGCGTAACTTGTAAATGCTGGCATATCTTATAGGTGTCCTTTTTTAGTCCTGAAAAACAAATTCTCAGGGTCATTTAACCAAGCAAAAAAACGCTTTTGGTCTACTACTGAAAATCCTTTCATAATTCCATCTTTGTTTAATTTGTCTATTGCTGTGTATGGGATACTTGCCACCTTGTTTCCGAACAGTTGGTCTGACCATTTAGTTTCAGCATTATTGTATTCTTTTTTGTTTTGCTCTATTAAAGCAGAGACATCTTGCTCTTGTTTAATAGTTAATTCATCTTTATCGTTAAGACCAACACTTGTAGTCTTTATATCATCCTTATGTGTTTTCATATTTATCCTTAAAGGTAATGCCCTCCGAAGAGGGCAAAGCCATATTACGTTTCGTCACTCATCATTGCATGAGCTGCCTCATTATTAACTACTAATGTATATTCTACATTAAGTAAGTGTTTTTCTGAGTCACCCATTTTAGCAAGTTTTTGAGACTTGAATGGTCGTAGATAAGCTACTGAAGCCATTGAAGGGTCAAGAACATATGAGAAGTCATCAGATAAGAATCTATCTGGAACTACTGATAATGTGCCAAAGTCTGATAAGTAAACATCTGCTGCACCAATAATAGTAGTAGCTTTTGATTTTGGAGCTTCGTAGCGTTGAGCTGCAATGCCTTCAAATGTTGAAACTACTTGCTTATTAGCTGGTGATACTAATAATACATCAGGCTCTCCACCAGCAGTGTATGCTTTTAATACTGCTTCTTTTAGCATATCTTCTGTTAGTGCGCCACCAGCTGTATCAACAGTGTTAGTTGTAATCCATGATGCTAGACCACCTAATAAACGAGGTGTTCCAGCAGTACCAGCAGATTGTGCTTGGTCAGACAATAGGATTGATTCCATGTCTCGTTTGATTTCAGCAGAAGCTTTTGAAAGCTGATATGCTGTTTCTGTAGAACGACCAGCTTTGTCTACTACATCATCTGTAGTTGAAACTTGGATAACTTTGTCAGAAATCTGAGTATAGTTACCAACACGAGTTGTAGGTGTTAGTGTTGCAGATACTGCATCAGCTCCCTCAACTTGTGCGTTAGCTAAGTTTACATCAGCTAGGCTGTCTGTTTGCCATTCATGGTATGTGTTTTTAGCTTTAGTTCTGCCAACTGTTGACATGAAAGGTGTTGTTGTAGGAGAGATATCATATATCGCATCCTGTAAGTCTTCACGAATACCAATGGTATCGTAGGTTTTATATGTTGCCATTTTTTATGTTTCCTTTTAAATAAAGTTTTTAAATACTGAAGTAGCATCTGCAATACTTCCAGATTCCTTCAATCGTTTTTTCTGTTTAGCGTAGACATCAGTATTAGTAACCTTTTTACCTTTTTTAACCATTTTAGGTGCGCTTTTTAACTTCTTAGTAACGCCCGGATTGGCTTTTTGTAGTTTATCGTATTCCATAGCTTTTTGTAATATCATTACATGGCGATGGTCATACACTTGCGATAACTCTTGGTCACTAAATCCTACACTTTTCCCGAAGTTGCGAATATCATTTTTGATTTGTTCAGCTTTCTTTGGGTCAGAAAATTCCTTTACTTTTTCAGATAACATTTTAGCTTCATTTTGTACGACTTGATTTTGTTGTTGCAAGTGGTAGTGATGTTGTTCTTGAGCTACCTTTTGCTGCTCTTGTCGTATAGCATTAATCTTTTTATTTGCTTCTGTTTGCTCCGCTACTTTTATAGCGTATTGTATTGGGTCATTTTCTTTTAATTCTTCTAAATTCTCACTTGGGTCTTGGCTATTAACCAAGTATTGCTCCACTTGTGATAATTTTTGAGCATATGCCTCTCTTGTACGCATAGCATTTTGAACTTCTTGAGCGTGTGCTTCTACTTTCTTTCGCTCTTCTGCTAATTGTTGGGATTTCTGTGTGTAGTCTGTTGATTTTTGATAACCTGAAACTAACTCATCTAGGGTAACATCTTTCTCTTCACCACTAGCTTTAACTCTGTAAGTTTTACGTTCCTCAACTTCTACCTCTTCTGACCCATCTTCTTCTTCCGTAGCCTCTGGTTCATCTTCCGATTCCTCTTCTACTTCTTCTTCCAATGCTTCTTCATCAGTTTCCTCAACTGCTTCCGTTGCCACTTCTTCATTTTCTACCTCTGGTTTATCGTTTGATTCCTCGGCATCTAACATTTCAGTGAAAACTTCCGTTGCGCTTTGTGGAGTTTCAACTGAGTTAGACTCTTGGTTGATTTGCTCGTTCATGTTTCTTCCTTATAATTTGCTATTTAACGATAGCTCGTTTTAGGCTATTTGCCTAATAAATATGTGTTTTGTAAGTTATTGATTTTTAAGGCTTTTATTTTGCTAAAAATAGGCTCTAAGGCGTTTTAAGGCTCTAGGACGTTTTTAGGCATACTACCCTACCTTGAAGAAAAATAATCGCTCACAGAGCGTTTTTTTAACCCTCTTTTATGTAGGATTTTGCACTTGCTATTCTTCTATCAGAATGAGGTATTCCAGGTCTTTCCCAGATCTCTTCAAAAGCCTTTGTTATTTCCTCAACAGTGCCTGTTTCAAATATTTTTCTTAATTTAGCTGCATTACCTCTACCAATCTCGTCTTGCAAGTCTCCGTAGATGGTTTCGTGCATATAATCCATTTGCGCTCTAGGACTGTTCTCTAATCCATTATCGTTAAGATAGTTATTGTAAGATTCTTTCTTACTTCCCTCTAGTTGGAACAATCCTTGTCCAGGACCACCACCATCTTGTTGTTGTAAGTAGTCAAATGAACCACCTGTCTCTACATCTATATTGCCCATTAACGCTGCA